GAACTTAAAACTGGAATAAAAAATACAATAATAAATTACTGTTCCACTAATTTAAATCAATTCAATTCTTACTTTAAATATTCAGGATTAGAAACTGCAATTGATTCTTACAGTAAAGCAATTGTTTCTAATGAACTTAAATTATTTGTTGCTAAAAAATTTAGGCCTATTCTTGATGTTAGTGGTAATTATGAATTGAATTATGGTTTTGAATTGGCACCAGGAACAACTAATGATAATTTTTATAGTAGCCCAGACTTCACCGTATTAGATGAAGAAGGCAATTATAGAAGTTGTTTCTTTGAAGAAATACCTTCTTCTTATACCGGTGTCGAATCTATTACAGTTTCAAATCCAGGTTTGAATTATACAAGCACACCAACAGTAGAAATTGTTGGGGATGGAGAAGGTGCTACTGCGGTTGCTATAATTACCAACGGAAAAATAACAAGCATAGAAGTTACAAATCCAGGAATTAATTATACCACCGCTGCCGTTTCAATAACTGGTGGAGGTGATGGAATCTTAGGTGAAGGACTAGCCGTTCTTGAAGGAAGATATGGGCAAATTAGAATTGCTTATTATAGAAAAGAAGCTACCAGCAATCAAAATACAAAAGTCATAATTAACAAGGATAGAGATAATGGAGTAATCGGAACAATAGATTATTTTGCTGGAAAAATAAATTTAGTTGGATTTAGACCTATTGCCGTTAACAATTCTTTTGGTGATATAATGATACACATGGAACCTAAAGTCAGCATAGTCCAATCAAAACTTAACAAAATGTTAGTTTTAGATGATGAAGATTCTACTAGTGTTTCTATTAAGACTGTTGCGATATAATGCAAAATATTTTAACTTCCACTTTAGTTAAATCACAATTACCAAATTTTATTAATGGTGATGAATATTCACAATTTAATCTATTCATTCAAAAGTACTTTGAGTGGTTAGAACAAAGTTCGGGAAGAGTTCATTATGAGATAGAAGCCTTAAAAGATTCTATTGATATAGATTCTGCAAATTTAGCATATTTGGACAGATTAAAAACCGATCTTGCTCCTTATTTTCCATCTACCATTATTTCAAACAAAACACTATTTTTAAAAGTAGTGAATCAGTTTTACAAATCTAATGGAACACAAGACTCGATAAAATTCCTTTTCAAAATTTTATATGGAGAAAATATTGAAATCTATTATCCAAAAGAAGATATATTAAAAACTTCGGACGGAAAATGGATTTTACCTTTAGCATTACGGGTAAAAACAGAAGGTGCTAATGATACTAATATTTTCAATATTGAGAAAACTCTATTGACAGGTCAAACATCTAAGAGTACCGCAATTGTTGAAAAAGTTATTCGCTCAATTGATCGCCAGCTAGGGATTGAATATACTGAATTGTATATTTCAAACATTGATAGATTGTTTCAAACAGGAGAAATCGTAAGCGCAACTTACATAGATGATAATACGGGATTACCAGTTACTGCCGAGGGGGTACTTATTGCATCACTCTCGGAAATTAAAATTAATCCTCAGGCTAGGGGTTTAGGATACAACGGATATGATCCGAATCTTAATTATGATGGTGATCCAGTTAGTATTGTTGGTGGTTTAAATCCTGATTCCGCAACACCAATTGGTGCTGTTGCTTATGTTGGTGCTACAACAACAGGAGGCCTTACTGATATAACTGTTGATAATCCTGGATTTGGATTTCGCACAAATACTAATGCCTCAATTATAGACTTCAGTGGTGGTTTCGATGGTACTGTTTTTGGCTCGGAAGCTAAAGCGTCACTTACTTTAACAGATACTGCCGCAGCCAATTCCAGAATTATTAAACTAGCTTCCGATTCCTTATTCGATCTAAATGGACTCCATGCAAATATTGCGAGTTTTGCAAATATTATAGGAACTGTAGTTGGCGCAAATACTGCTGATCCTGCTTCGAAAAAAATAGCAAATACAACAGCGTATCAAACAATAACAGTTTATCCAATTTCCTTCGTTACATTAGATAGTGGTGGAGGAGGATATAGACAAGATCCTAAAGTAAAAACTTACAGTTTGTACAATGAGTTAGATCGCCAAGACACATTTATATCTGGACCAATTTCCATTTTAAAAGGAACTTATATAATTCAAGATTTTAGCTTAGATTTTAGGAATGATCTAGAAAAATCGGATTATGTAAGATTAATTGACGTTCAAAATAGAATGGATGAAATAAAGAAAGTAAAATTGGTAACTGAAAATGAATTATACTTTGACGAACCTTGGCTTAATGATTTTCAAGGTATAAGCATCTATAGAGTTGATCGCAACGATTTGTATAAAATTGGTTCTATAGGTAGAATAACTATCGTCAATTCTGGTACTGGATATCAAACTGGTGATACTTTAATTTTTACTGGAGGATCTGGATATGGAGCAAATGCTTATGTTAATGTTGGTGGATCAGGGCAAATTGTTTCAGTAAAAATAAATGCCCATTCATCGAATTCTTATATTATTGGTGGTGAAGGATATAGAAATGATTCTTTACCCACAATAACCATTAATTCAGCTACTGGAACTAATGCTATCTTAACAATTTCGGAAGTCACTGGTAGTGGAGAAAAATATTCATTAGCTAAAGCTAGAATTGGTGCTATATCTACAATTAGAGTTACTAGTTATGGTTATGATTATGTTTCAGCACCTTTAATTTCATTGAGAACTGCCGATCTATCGACAGCAAATATTTACCCACAGGGTGAGTTGTTTGTCTCAAATACTTTGGTATATCAAGGAACATCAAACACGAATTATACATGGAAAGCTACTGTTGATAATTATGATGCAACAACAGGAAAATTAAGAGTTTTCAATTATTCAGGAAGTCTGAGCAATGATGTATTGGTTAAATATGATAACGAAAGTATAAATGCCATTTCTGCAAGAGTTACTTCCAACATCATCTACGGAGATGGGTTAGCCAAAGCCAATGCAAGATTTGAAAATGGTCTGATTCGTTACCCAGGAATTTATTTAAATACCGACGGACAACTTAGCGCAGATAAGAGATTGCAAGACGGTGAGAAATACCACAACTTTTCATATGTGATTAAGACAAAAACTGATTATGCCAAGTTTAAGAAACCACTAAAAGACCTTGCACACCCAATTGGGGTAAAATCTTTTGTGGTTAAAATTGATAATAATAGTGAGAATATTTCTGTGGGAAATACAAACCAACACATAATTGTTAAAGATTTGCCGGACACGTACAATATTGCACTTGGTTCAAATACTATTGTAACCACAAATTCCAGCGCAAATGTTCAATTGAGCGTTAATGTTGGTGATGTGATTGTGTTGTCTAGTGCATACAAACGATTACAAAATACGGTAAATGTTATCAGTGGTTCCAACATCATGTTTGGACACGCTAATAATGTTGACTTTATTGTTGATTTGCAGGAAGGTGAAACTATTTACCTATCAACCGGAAATACAACTACAATTAAACAAATCACAAATTCAAATTATGCAATTTTAAATACAACAATAAATGTTACCTCAACATCAGCTACTGTTAATTTGTTTTATACTGAGATTGCTACTGTAAATTCTTTGAATGCAAATACCATGATTACTACGACAAAATTTAAATCAAACAGTAGTAATTTAAGTGCCACCGTTAGAAAAGTTACATAAATATAAACATGTCTTCACTCATAACTAAAAATTTTCGTGCAATATTAGCCAAGCAGGTTTATAACTTGTTGGATGTTACCAGCAATTATTATCTTCCAGCTGAGAGAAAATCATACGTTTATGCTATGATTGGTAAACAGTTGCCTTGGAATTCAGGAACTGAAGTTGCTCCTACTCCATCACAAACCGATTTTCAATTAAATAATTATTTTAAAGCTGGAATTATAGCAAAACAAATTACACCGGATAACGCTTCTTTGATTGTTCCTAGAATAGATTGGGAAGCCAACACCGAATACAACACTTATGAATCTACACAAAATTTTTATGTTGTGAATTCAAAAGACCAAGTTTTCAAATGTCTAGCTAATAACTCAGGTACTCTATCGACAGATGAACCAGAATTGACGCTATCTACAACATCACTTGAAGAACCTTATATCGAAACTTCTGATGGGTATAAATGGAAATACCTGTATACTTTTAACTCTTTACAAAAGCAGAAGTTTTTATCCGAAGAATGGATGCCAGTTACTTACAATAAATTTGTTCGTGCTTCCGCTGAACCTGGTTCTATAGACATTGTTACTATCACGAACTCTGGAAATAATTATACCAATGGGCCAACACAAAACGTAATAACAATTACCGGAGATGGTACTGGTGCAATACTAAAAGCTAATGTTTCGAATAATCAAGTCAAAAACGTTATTATTCAATCTAGAGGTAATGGTTATACATATGCAAATATACGATTTGGTGGTTTAGTAGGTAATGGTGCCTCAGCAATAGTTTCTATTGCGCCACCTGATGGGCATGGATATGATCCAGTTTTTGAACTTGGAGCAACATCAATTATGTTTAATGTAGATTTTGAAGGAACTGAAAGCACTACATTTCCAACCGGTAATGATTTTCGTGAAGTTACCCTAATTCAAAATCCATTTTTATACAACACATCGAATGTAGCTACAGCTTCAATCTATACTTTATATAAAAAAGTTAGAGTTTCACCAGGTACCGGAGATTACACTTTTGATGAAACTGTGTATCAATCTAACAACTTTGAAGATCCTTTGGGTGATGCAACATTTACCGCTGATGTTATTACATTTTTAGGTAATGATTTGTATTTAAATAATTTTAAAGGCACCTTGCAAGAAAATCAACCATTACGAGGATTTCAATCTGGAGCCGCCAGGGTTGTTAATTCGGTAACCGAACCAACTTTAGATTTGTACTCGGGGAAGATATTATACATATCAGATAAATTGCCAATCACAAGAGATGACGATCAAACGGAAAGAATCCGTTTCATATTGAGTTTTTAAACGAGGAATAAATGACTGCTACTTTTAACTACGATCCGTACTATGATGATTTCGAAGAAGATAAAAACTTCATGCGTGTGTTATTCCGTCCGGGTTATTCGGTTCAAGCCCGTGAATTAACACAATTACAAACCATATTAGCTAATCAGATTGAAAAATTTGGTAATCATATTTTTAAGAGTGGCAGTCCAATTTATGGCGGTAGAGTAACTCTAGATGGAGCAGCCAATTATATTAAACTGCAAACACAATATAATGGAACAGATATTGATCCTAATGAATTTTTAGGTAAGACTGTTGTATCGTATAACAGCGGAAACATTGTTCGTGCTAAAGTTGTAGCAATTGATACTACAGGAACTAATCCTATCTTAGTTGTAAAATATATCAGCGGGGATAGATTCGTAGCTGGAGATACCATTCGTATTTATAGACAAGAAATTTTTGCAACATTAACTGTTGCGGATGCGGTTGGAACTTCTTTGGTTGCATCAATTACTGAAGGTGTTTACTATTTCAAAGGTCAATTCGTTAATGTTGCTCAACAAACAATTATTGTTGAAACTTACTATAAACTAGGATACAATTCATCCACAATTAATTCTGTTCCAAGTTGGAAAATAGGTATAGAATTTGATGAACAAATTGTAGATGAAATTGATGATGTTAGCTTATTAGATCCGGCACAAGGCGCATTTAATTATCAAGCTCCTGGTGCAAATCGTTTCAAAATTACTACTACACTAGCGAAAAGAACTTTGGTCAATGCAGACACATCACGATTCTTTGAAATTATTAGACTTGTTGATGGCGTTAAGACTAAAGAGATTGAATATCCAATTTATAGTGATATCGAAAAAACATTGGCTCGTAGAACATATGATGAATCTGGAAACTATACTGTAGACCCTTTTGTTATTTCTTTAGAAGAAGGTGACTCAGCAAATGGTAAATTTAATGCAGTGCTTGATCCTGGAAAAGCATACGTTTCTGGTTATGAATTTCAAACTATTGCTCCAACAGTTTTAGAAATTGATAGAGCAAGACAAACTTTGGAAGTTCAAGAAACACCAATTCCTCTTTTTTATGATAGTTCTGTAGTCTTAGCTAATGTAAGAAATACATTAGATATTACTTCATTCCCAACACTAGATATACATTGTGTGGATCACGCCAATGTTAATGTGACAACTTCTGTTGCGTATAACTCTACAAAAATTGGTACAGTTAAAGCAAGCATGATTCGCTATAATGATTCTACTGATTCCGGTAATGGTGCCACATATACTTTAACTACTAATTTGTTTGAACCACAAACAGCAAACATTTCAGGTACATTAGCAGCCTCCGGACACACAACTACAAATATTGCAATTCCGGCAATATTTGATAACAGTTTACCAAATAATGCATATGCAAATATGTATTTTAGACTTACATCCGCTGCTGGTGCTTCAATTTCGCCAATTTATATTTCGACTTCAAATAGCACTCACATTACTTTATCGACTGCTTTGCCATGGGTTCCAAATTCGAATACCTTCTCTCTCGATTCAGATTTTAAAAATACGAAATCTCTAGTGCAAACTGGAGGATCTTTCCCATCTAACTGGATCAAATTTGCGGGAAACATTGATAATGATTCAAAAATTTCTGCAACAGGTGATTCTTATATTTCGGGACCAAGTTTATCATCTTTAATTTTCGAATCATCTTTTGACTCCATAAAAGCAAATACGATTGCA